TGGCCCACGCCAATGAACTCCGACTGGAAGAATATGGACACCGCGAACCAGAGAACGCTCGCCAAGGAAGTAAGAGTCTGGCCGACACCCACCCTTCACGGGAACTACAACCGCAAGGGTCTGAGCAAGAAGTCCGGCGACGGATTGGAGACAGCCGTGAGGATGTGGCCGACACCGAGAGCGAGCGAATACAAAGACTGTGGTCCAGTCGGGAGCAAAAGCCATACGCATATGGACCAGCGCTCGTACCTCTGTGCGAAGGCGAAAGACTCGGATCGACCTACTGGGAAGCTGAGCCCGATGTGGACCGAGTGGTTGATGGGGTTCCCAATCGGGTGGACCGAATTAAATCCCTCGGAAACGCCGTAGTCCCCCAACTGGTACAAAGAATAGGAGAGTTAGTCTATGCCGAGCATCACCGCAGCGCCCGAGATTGAGAGCCTGGAAATCGAGGAAAATAATCCAACTGAAAGGCGAGGAGGCTTCAGGAAGAACTCCAGCTTCATGCATCGTCAAAAGAAAACCCGCAACTTCACCTGCCAATGGTGTCGCGTGGAGTTCGCAAGCACCCATGTTGGTGCAAAGTTTTGTTCTATTCCGCATCGAAGAAAAGCGTACACCTTCGACCGTTGTTTCAGAACAAAGAAAAGGTTGACAGACAAAGCTCGCAAGAGCCGATGCTTTCGACCTCCATCAAAGGCCGCAAGTGCCTTATTACTCAAAGCAAGAAAAGGAAAATAAGATGACAAAGAAATACAGAACGAAGCAAACTGTGATCGATGAACAAAAAAAGCAGATCAAAGATCTTGAAGAAAATAAGACTCTTCAATATAAATTAATTGAAGAAGAAAAGAATCTTATAAACACCCAAAAAACATTGATCAATACTTTTAAAGATGATCTAAAAAAAGAATGCGAAAAAATGTACAACATGCGAGCGGCTGACATTGTCGTTACCGTATTCGAAGAAGATTATGTGGTCAATAAACCATCTTTGATCTTGAGCCAAACCAGTCTATACAAAGAAGACTTTTACATAGATCAACCTGAAATGGTCGAGAAAGCATTAAAGCTTAGAGATTCTCTTTCAGAATTTTACCAGCATCACAACATGGATGTTCGCATTTCTGTCAGCATCAACTCGATCTAACCTAACCCTCCCCTTCGGTCTCATCTTCGAGATCGTCGGGGAGATCCTCATCCTCCCAATCACCCTCGACCTCGACCTCATCCTCAATCACATCCCACTCTGCATCCTCAAAGTCCTCCTCGAGATCCTCAATGTCCTCCTCAGCTACATTATCCTCTGCCTTGGGTGCTAGGTCATTCTTCTCAAGCAACGCCATGAGACGCGCCTCAACCTCAGACCGATCCATCTGATCGATTCTTCCCGTCTTAATCTCCTTCTTATCGATCATCAAGCCTGCAAGCTTCGCCCTTCCCAGCTCTGCTTGTACTGCTGCACCATAGGTCCCGTCCTCCATAGCGGCATCCCGAATCTTCTGAAGATCACGCGCAACCTTCTCAAAAGTAATCTCATACTTTTTCTGCTCGAGTTCCTTCAACTCCTGGATCTTCGTCTGAATATGCGTGTACCTTGGATCGTTCAACATCTTAGTCGCTGCGACTGACGGGAACGCATAGCCTGCACGATGGGCGCACTCTGTATTCGTCAGATCATGATACACAAACAACTGGATAAACTTTTCTTGCTTCGGCGTAAACTTCATCTGTCTACGCTTTGGCTTGTACTGATCTGGGTTCCTCAGAATGTCCTGATTCGGGTCCAACTTTTCAATCAACTCACTCACAAAATTTACTCCTTAAAAAAAAACCCTTCGCATTTTTTTTATTTTCAAAGCCGACTCTAACATACAAGAGAGAGTGTTCCGATAGGGAGATATTTTAATATATCTCTCCCTCTCTTTAGAGAGTGTACCTACTGTACCTATGTACCACCCTTATAAATCAATGACTTACGAAGTAGGTATACCCAGTACAGCGTAGGTACAGACCATACCGACTATACCGACCCATCTTTTCCAAGGATATCAAGCACTTACAGACTTATCCACAGGGGGTAGGTACAATCGCACTGTACCGACCTAAGTGACCACTAACTTATCGATATTGAGCCTAGAATTTACTTTAACTTTCCTCCCTAAGTTTTTTTTGACACCCACCCACATCGCGATCACGATGCCCACATAAACCAAGATTGCTGCCTCGATTCCGTAGTGCTGATAGACGTAATAGTTTGCCCCAAATAGCATTAAGTTGTTGTCCATTCCACGCTCCTTCTGATAGGATTGTTTCCGTTGGATGTCCCTTACTTCCAACATACCTTAATTGCTTTGGGTATTGCTACACTGTGGGATCATACCTTTCCCTCAGTGTAGCTCCCCCCTAATCACCACAAAAGCAAGACATCGACTCCTCGTTTTCGAAATCAAACAACTGACCTTGATCAGACGCTATGATCTTTAGTTCCTTGTAAGACGGATGCTGTCGTCGGAATACGTTACCGATCCTTTCCTCTTGCTCGATCCACCAGTCCGCCATGTCTGGCTGCTCCCTGATGATAGACAGCTTTCTTGATACGCTTTTAAAGAAACACAAGTCACAGTTAGACAACGGGCTCTCACCATTCTGAGACATAGGCAGGTCCAGCTTGAACGGCTGCTGCGCCCAAAACGCATCGATGTCCTGGAGCGTTACACCGGCATCGGCTAGGGGCAACGCGTAGTTTTCTTTTGCTCGCTGCTTTGCGACTCGCCTCTGCTCGTCCGCCCTTATCCCGACCACGGTTAAGAACGGGTCATGACCTAATGATTCCATGTACTTATTGATCGGCACTACCTTCAACTGTTCTGTGCAGGCGCGGATCCTGTCGTTAGGAATGAACTTCTTTTGAGAGATTAGGTTGTGAAAAGGCTCGCCCTTTCTTGATGCCGACTCATAGTCCACGACAATTCCAGGTTTCTTTTCCTTGATAAACTCAAGCCAAACAATCGGCACATCCCATTCCTTTGAGCACCGATCAACGAAGTCAAGGGTTTGGGGCATTTCTTTGCCGGTGTTGGAGAACGCGACTACAACATGGTCAGGCAACCTCCCACCATGCGCTTCAAGAACCTTATAAAGCATGTACGCTGATGTACGCCCACCACTGAAGCTAATCACTGCTGGCTCATCAATTAGGTACGGATTCACGCGATCTCCTTTGTCATCTCAAGCAACTGATTAAAACTATACGGCGCAGAAAGGTGACCGTGAGTACCAGACCTACCCTGATACTTCGGTCTTAAAGCGTGGATGTACAAGCTTTCAAGCACATCAAGCTTTTTCTTTTCACATCTGATAAAAGAAAAAGAATCGAAGTCTTTGTCTTTTGCATGCTCCCTTACCCGCATTTGTATGTGTATCGACTGCCCAACGTAGACTACGCGATCACCCTTGACCAAAAAATATACGCCGCAGTAATCACTTGTATCAATCGGTAATGCAGCCTTTACGATCTCTCTTTCGATGAGCATATGCTTGCCAGTCAAAGCGTCTGACATAAAATGAGACTCCGCCAAGTGAGCATCTCTTTTATCCATCAGATCTGTTACTTCTTGTTCAAGCTTATTCCGTTTTTCAATCAGAAAATCTACGTCCATCTTTTCTTTAATGATTTTAGGCCGACCTATGCTAACTGCTTCGGCCCTTGCTCGAGCGATGACATCAAGTATTCTGTATCTTTTACCGGCATTATAAATCTTGTGCTTGATGGGCTTACCAAGTCTTTCTTGCCTTGATATATAGCTGTAACAATAAATGCCATCTATCATCAATAACTTATTAAGATCTGAGCTTGTAAGCCAAGCCCTCCTGGATTCTTTAGGTATCCATTCTGGCCATCTTTCTTTCACGCCACCTCCCCCTCAATGTGATCACTGATACGCTCGAGCAGCGCCATCATCTTGTCCACCTTCTCGACCAGGTCATCGTACTTCTCCATGACCTCCTCCACCTCACGCTCGTTCAGATCTAAGTTAACCTTCATCCTTCTCTCCTGCTTCTACTTCCCAAGGCTTCGCTGCTGTACTGCTACCCAGATAGTGCCACATTGCCAGCCCAGGTTCCGCGTGTGTATGTACGATATGCCCCAAGTGTTTCTGTACATAGCCGACCGCTTTCTTGCAGGCTTGTACACCATTCGCTTTCTTGTGACGTTTGAGTGCGGTCTTAGCTTCGAACTCCAGCTCCGACCGCTTATAAAATTGATTCTCTTTCATGGCCTTCATGACGATTTCCGCTATCTCTACCTCATCCTCATGGATTTCTTCTTCGCTCTTGGCATTCGGCATGCGGGTGAAGTCGCTCACCTGCCATAAGCCATCATCGAAATCAAAGAACGCAATATGTTCCTGTGGGTCTGCCGCATTACGCGCTTCATAGAACACGTTGATGTTCGGCTTCTCACCCATAAGCTTGATCCCACTATCAAACCATCCCGCGAACACGGACCCACCCCGTGCTGATAAGAATGATTTGTCATCCGCCCGTTCTTTGCCGGTATGATGCGCGACAATACAAGACACATTGTTAAGCTCCATGAGCATATCAACCCGATCCAAAAGCTTTCTGATTTCAGTGTTGCTGTTTTCTTCCCCGTCAAAGAAGTTAATGATCGGATCGATCATCACAATGTCTGGGTTATGAAACGCCACCTCATCACTGAAAGCTTGGATGTCGCTATCCTTCATCAAGTTTTTACGCAGCCTACCGCTGATGATCAGGTTACTGAACCCCATCTGACGGAGGTCATCGTTCGTTGAGAACCGCTGGTAGTACATCTCTACCCGTTGCTTCAAGAACTCTGCAATGATCTCAGCCTGGAACCACATCACCTTCAATGGTTTGTTGAACGGGACGCCCATGAAATCTGTGCCGGTCGTTGCTCCCGCAGCGAAGGCGCCCAGCCAGTTGGACTTACCGATCTTAGGCTTACCAAGTAACAGCACCCGACTGTTCTCAAAAATAAACCGATCACCCCAGTACTGCTCAATGGTATCGTCCTCTATCTCCTGCCATTCTTGGGCATTGAAAGGTACTAAACCGAGGGGGCCTTTGTCCGGTTTTTCGGGGGTATCAATTGGGTCTTCCTGTTCCTGTATTTGTTTCAGGTCCTCGGTCAATCCCGTCTGCCACGTTGACGTATGCCAATCGTTGATCCCGCTTTGAGCGAGGTCTGGGTTGCGCTTGATGTGACCTTGACAGATAGACATCACTGTCTTGGTTGTCTCGACTAGATCCATCGGAGGTTGACAGGTTTGATTCCAGTCCTGTGCTTTGATCAGCACCTCACGCAAACCCCAACCTTCTTTGATCCACTTGCCGACCAACCGTGCGAGGGTGTCGTTGCGACTGCCTTCGACCTGCGGTTCTTCTGTTAGCTTTTCTCTGATCGATGGGATCTCGCCGGTATTAGGATCGACAGAGTTGAACCCACTGATCCTTCCTAAGTCATCGACAGTCAGCAATGGCAGTTCATCCATCGCCGTGACGCCATACGACTGTTCGCATTCAAGACGATACCCGACCGATGGCGCGATCATCACATACCCGCCATCACCACGAATGTCAATCTTGTTTTTTCCTACGCTATTGCGTATGTCGTTCGGCCCAAGCGCGTAGAAGTAATGCGTCCCACCTCGAGGCGTGACTTGCTTCAATGGCGTTCGCGTTATGCCACCAGACTCTATCCATTGCACTGCCTCGTCGCTGTCTGCATCGACCACGGCAAAGTTTATGCCGGTAATGACTGCCCAGTTAGCTTGAGGATAATCGGCATGCCACTTATCCACCTCTGCCTGACTCGGCTGTATGGTTTGATAGTGTGTCCATTTCACACGCGGGGTCTTCGCCCACTTCGCTTTTAGTGCATCTTCTGGATCGAACGGATGACGGCTGCGAAAGTACTGAGGTATTATTTCTGCCGGAGAGCCACACGGAATGATATGGAAGCCAAGCTCCCACATTTCGTGTAACCAGTCGCCCTTGATATCAGGCTCTATGTTTTCTCCACAGAAATTCTGTTGGAAAAAATGCATTAGCCTATCCTTTCAATGCGCCTCGATGTTCCTTCCAATGCAGTGACCACCTGGTAGCCAAGCCCCTTGGCTGATTGTCTGATAGCTCTGACCTGCGATTGCTTTGGATCTTTACTTTCGTCAATGACGAACGAATCTCCGATGTCTAACTTAAGTAGTATGCGTTGCCACCTGCCTGGGCCACGCTTAGGTGGTCCGGCGCTGACGCCTTTCTCGATTGTGATATCCACGTTGGGTCTCCTATGTATTTGCCTCCACAGCATACATGATAATTTCCCACATAAAAAGACTTGATATTATGTGAGGATAATAATACGATGTCCGTGGAGAGTAGAGAAAGGAGATGTAGATGGAATACGAGAGTATCGTAAAAGAGTTGATCGCTGCTAAGAAAATTAAGTCGGAGATCGATAGTAAGATAAAGCGTCTCGAAAGAGAAGTGCTTGACACAAAAATTGCGAGTGATGCTATAGCGCCACTTCGTAATCAGGGAGGAGAGCGCACTGAGAACGGTGTGACTTTTGAGATCAAACGTACCTACGTTTGGGATCAAGATCTATTGGTAGATGCATTAAGTATGTATCCGTCAACTGAAGATTGGCCTTCCTTTGTAACCCCCCCTTCTGAAATCAAAGTCAACTTGAATAAGTTCAAGACGTTTGCCTTGGAAAATCCAAAGCATCCGCTCGTTGAAGGCATTCATGCTGCGCTTTCGACCAAGCTCGGGGACCCTAAAATCAAAGCAATAAAGGAGGTATAGCATGTCGTTACTAGCTCAAGTAACTACGGCTCGGGAATCAGTTCCCAACGAAGCATTACCGCCGGTCAGGATGAATATCCAAGGCACCGATGGTATTGGTAAATCAACGTTTGGTGCAGGTGCGCCTAACGCAATCTTCATACAGGCGGAGGATGGATTGAACTTCATCGATGGTGTTGCTCGATTCCCCTTGGCTAATGAATGGAAAGATATCCTCGACCAGTTGATGTCACTGGCCAATGAGGATCATCAGTTCCAGACCTTGGTTCTGGATACCACGGATGCCGCTGCATTGAAGGCTGAGGCTCATGCATGTCAAGCCAATGGTTGGGACAGCATTGATTCTCCAGGATTCGGCAAAGGTTACACCGTGGTCCGAGAACTTTGGGTCAAACTGTTAGACGGTTTGAACTTCCTGCATCGGCAGAAAAGAATGAACATCATTCTGCTCAGCCATGTAGGCATCAAGCCTTTTAACGATGCAAAGAACGAATCCTATGACCGATGGGAGATGAAGTGTCACAAGAATGTGAATGCGCTCATCAAAGATTGGGTGGATTTCAACTTCTTTGCAAACTACAAGGTAGAGGTGGTGAAGGATGGTAGTAAGGCTCGCGCTGTCAGCTATGGCAACCGCGCTTTGTTCACTAAATTTGCCGCCAGCCATGACGCCAAGTCAAGGGTAGTTCTTCCTGATCAGATTGAATTTGATTGGAAGTCTTTTGAAAAACACTACGGTGCCGCTCTGGCACCACAACAATAAGGAATTATTATGGGTATATTAGATCAAGGTATTGACTGGAGTGCAGTTGAAGCAGGTGGCTCCAACATGGATAGCGGCCCTCTCCCTGCGGGGGAGTGGACTGTCGAGGCAGTTAGCTTTGAAGAAAGGACTTCAAACGCTGGCAACATTTACCTCGCGTTTGACTTCAAGGTGCTTGGGCCCACACATGCCAACATGCATGTATGGGAAAACTTCACCATTACCGGCGAATCAAAGGTAGGTATGGCTCGATTGAAAAGCTTTATTGGCGCCACTGGCGTTGATACAAATCAGCCTCTCGGTACTGCGCTGGTCAACTCTGCCATGCAGAAGCCGCTCAATGTGATCACTGAGATTGAAGCTGGTAAAGCTAACCCCAACGGTGGAATGTACAAGGACAAAGCGAGGATCACTTCATTCAAGCCACCGCAGAACGTAGCGCACCAACAGCAGCAGCAAGCCGCTCCCGCCGCTCAACCTGCACCAACCCAACAAGTGCAGACCAATAACTGGTCCGCATAGGTCGATCGCAAGCACCTGGTGCCGCCCTACCAGACGACCAAAAGTGGGCGC